GACGATGATCCGACTTACAAAGCATGGCACTTTACTTCATACGATAACCCTTTGTTGGACCCAAGTGAAATCGACATTGCAAAACGCTCTATGTCTTCTTATGCGTTTCGTCAAGAATTTATGGCGTCGTTTGAAGCCCGTGGTTCGGAGATGTTTAAAGAAGACTGGGTTAGCTTTGGAGAAGAGCCGGACCAAGGTGACTACTACATTGCAATCGACTTGGCTGGCTTTGAAGAGGTAGGCAAGAAGCGAACAAAGAACACCAAGCTTGACGAAACTGCTATATCTATAGTAAAAGTAGGAGACGACGGTAATTGGTTTGTAGATAACATTATATATGGGCGTTGGACATTAGATGAAACAGCTGTCAAGATCTTCCAAGCTGTGCGCGATTACAGTCCTATTTCTGTTGGCATCGAAAGGGGAATTGCTAAACAGGCAGTTATGTCACCCCTTATGGACCTACAAAAAAAGTATGCACAGTACTTTAGAATTGAAGAACTAACACACGGTAACAAAAAGAAAACAGACAGGGTAATGTGGAGTTTACAGGGTAGATTCGAAAACAACACCATTACTCTAAACAAAGGCGAATGGAACAGTAGATTTCTTGACCAACTGTTTCAGTTTCCTGATCCATTGACGCATGACGATTTAGTTGACTCACTTGCGTACATAGATCAACTAGCTAATGTCCCTTACGGTATAGGGGACTTAGATTTTGACGAGCCTGAAATTTTAGATATTGTAGCGGGATACTGATATGACTGAACTATATGAACAAGACCCATTGATGATCCAAGAGTCTCTAGAGGATTGGGTAATTACTAAATGTGAAGATTGGAGGGATAACTACGAAAGCAATTATGAACAGAGATTTGAAGAATATTATAGATTATGGCGTGGTCAATGGGATCCTTCTGACAGTCAGCGTGGGTCTGAGCGTTCCCGTATTATTTCTCCTGCACTACAACAGGCAGTTGAGTCTAATGTTGCTGAGTTAGAAGAAGCTACATTTGGTCGTGGTAAGTGGTTTGATGTTAGTGATAACATGGGTGACACTGAGCCACAAGACGTACAGTTTCTGCGTAACAAGCTTACGGAAGACTTTGAAAACTGTATGGTACGTAAGGCTGTTGCAGAGTGCTTGATTAACTCAGCAGTCTTTGGTACAGGCATTGGTGAAATCATTATTGAAGAGATGAAGGACATGGCTCCTGCTACTCAGCCTATAATGGGAGGTGAGTTACAAGCAGTTGGCGTAAACATTACTGAACGTGTGGCTGTAAAGCTTAAACCTGTACTGCCTCAGAACTTCCTAATAGACCCTGTAGCAACATCTATTGAAGACGCTATGGGTGTGGCTGTTGATGAGTTTGTAAGCAGCCACCAAGTAGAACTGCTTCAAGAACAAGGAGTTTATCGTGACGTATATGTTGGTAACGCCGCTCCTGACACAGATCTAGAGCCTGACCAAGACCTTACTATTTATAATGACGACAAGGTTAGACTGACTAAATACTATGGTTTAGTGCCACGAGAGCTTCTAGATGCGTCTATGAGCGACGATGAGGAAGAACTGGTAAAAGAGGAAGGGTCTGAATCAAAGTACGTAGAAGCCATTGTAGTGATCGCTAACGGCGGTATACTATTGAAGGCAGAAGCTAATCCGTACATGATGCAAGACCGACCTGTAGTAGCATTTCCTTGGGACGTAGTACCCGGACGCTTCTGGGGACGTGGTGTATGTGAAAAAGGTTATAACAGTCAAAAGGCACTTGACACTGAGTTACGTGCCCGTATTGACGCACTAAGTCTTACTATTCACCCAATGATGGCAATTGACGCGACAAGATTACCAAGGGGTTCTAAACCTGAAGTACGTCCCGGCAAGATGATCCTAACTAACGGAGACCCTCGTGAAGTACTTCAGCCTTTCAACTTTGGGCAGGTTAATCAGATTACTTTTGCTCAGGCAGGAGCCTTGCAGCAAATGGTGCAACAAGCTACAGGAGCCGTTGACTCAGCAGGAATTGCAGGTCAGGTTAACGGCGAGTCTACTGCCGCTGGTATTAGTATGTCTCTTGGCGCTGTTATTAAACGTCATAAACGCACACTAATTAACTTCCAACAATCTTTCTTGATTCCTTTTGTTAAGAAAGCAGCTTATAGGTACATGCAATTTGACCCCGAAAATTACCCTGTTGCTGATTATAAATTTAACGCTAGTAGTACTTTGGGTATTATTGCAAGAGAGTACGAAGTTACTCAGTTAGTACAGCTGTTACAGACGATGGGTAAAGATTCACCGCTGTATAACACATTGATTCAATCTGTTATTGACAATATGAATTTGTCTAACCGTGAAGAATTACTTACGGCTCTTGCTCAAGCTTCACAGCCTAACCCACAAGCACAACAGATGCAACAACAAGCACAGCAGTTGCAGATGCAGTTCCAGCAATCACAGACTCAAGCACTGTCTGCTCAGGCTCAAGAGTCACAAGCACGGGCTGCTAAGTTGGCTGCGGAGGCTGCTGTTGTGCCTCAAGAACTAGAAATTGATAAGATCAATGCTATTACTCGAAACCTTAAAGAAGGTGACGCTGAAGATAAAGGGTTTGAACGCCGTATGAAAGTGGCCGATACTCTCCTTAAAGAAAAGCAAATAGAAGGTAAAAAGAATGTTAATAACGCAACAAGAAATGCAGTCTCTGCTAGACCAAGTCAACGACCACTTCAAAGGGACGTTCCAGCGCCTCAAAGTCCTAGAGGACCAACTGAACCAACTGGAAACCAAGGTGGAGGAATTATCTAATGCCAAAGAAAGCAGACCCAAGACTAGCACGAGCAGGAGTAAGCGGGTACAACAAGCCAAAGCGGACGCCTAGTCACAAAACTAAAAAGTTTGTAGTTGTTGCCAAGGAAGGTGACACAGTCAAAACCATACGTTTTGGCGATCAAAACATGAGTATTAAGAAGGACCAACCTGAACGCCGTAAGTCCTTCAGAGCGCGTCACAAGTGCGACACCAGTCCACCCAGTAAGCTAACAGCTAGATACTGGTCATGTAAAAAATGGTAAGGAGATAGTTATGCCATACGGAACAGGAACATACGGAAATAAAGTTGGGCGACCACCGGCCAAAAAGAAAAAGAAAGCCATGCCTGTAAAGCGTAGTAGAGGCACAGGAAGTAGACGAGGTAAATAATGCCTAAAGCAAAACCTAAGAAAAAATCAGGGCCTACCCCTAAGAACAAAGCATTGTACTCTAGGGTAAAAGCAGAGGCTAAACGTAAGTTTGATGTATGGCCTTCTGCTTATGCTTCTGCATGGTTAACTCGTGAGTACAAGAAACGTGGAGGTACTTATGCCTAGAAAGGTTTCTACAGGAGGTGCTAAACGTCCCAAAAAAGGTCTAACCAAATGGTTTGATGAAGAATGGGTGGACGTTAAGACGGGTAAGAAGTGTGGGCGTAGTGGTAAGGAAAAGAAGAAACGCCCGTACCCTTCCTGTAGACCCAAGGCTGTAGCGGC